CCGATTCTTGTCGGAACTGGTATCGGTAACTCGCCTAGCTTCTCAGCAAACTTGTCAAAGTCCACAGGCTCAATGGGTTCTACCCCAAAAGGGCACACCTCAGCAGGAGGATCGGTTTTATAATTGTGCGTTTTCGGTACTCTCAGTACCCGTGCGGCATCTGAAGTAACCGCCGGATCAGCCAGAAACTTCTTTTCAGCACACGCGGCCTTTAGTTTCTCCGCAATCGGCAACCACTCAACATATGCTACTGGCTCAGTCAGCGGCCAATAGACATGCACCCCACGACCAGAGTTAATCATCGTAGGGCGGGGTAAGGAGTATTCCTTACAAAATTCTCTCAAGCCATATATGGCATCTTTCTGTGTCGCAAACTCTTTAGATGGCCCACAATCCAAATCCAAAAATAAGGACTTCAGTTGTTTTACGTTATCGACCTTACGTGAATTACCTTCCTCAAAAGTTGCTAGCGCGAAATAAACATCGTATCCGTCTGCATCCAATTGAGTCGCCGTATCCATGACTGCATCAATGGACGGGTAAAACTTCTGAACTCTTCGGTTGTCTTCTGGCCTGTACGCAAAGACGCAGTAAAAACCCTCGTCTCCCAGTACTGATTTTAAAAATGTTTTTGTTTCCATAGCCGTTCTCGAACCGGCAGAGACACCGCGACAGGGGTGCCGGTACACCCTTTTCGGAGTTACCTAGTCGCGGGGAGGATTGCTATTGATTAGTCGTCCCAATCATCAACAATCGAACTCAGGTCTTCGTCTTCTGCTTTGGGGGCAGGTGTTGACTTCTTAACGACCTTCTTTGGTTCTTCAATTGGCGCGTCTTCTTCGGACTTCGCTTCTTGCTTAGGCTCTGGCTTTACTTCCGGCTCAGACTTTGGGGCTTCGATTTTTTGTACCCCATCAGTTTGCGCGACGGTCAGAGTAATTGCTTTCAGTGTGTCTGCATGATCCTTCAGCTCTACCACTTTCGTAAGCTCGTCCTCTTCCAATGGACGCACTGGCTTGAAAAACAACTTCGGTACTTCGCTGTTCACGTCAAAATACATTTCAGTGACAATCGCGATAGCCGGTGTGTTGTGTGCCTGCAAGAACTTAGCATATGCCTGCATAGGCATCTTACCGTCGTTGGCATCCCCAAAGATTGACGTGGCCGGTAACTGTAATTGATACACGGTGTCCCACTTACCTTCGATAGCCAGTGCCAAACGTTGTCCGAAACGACATGCACGAGAGTTACCAACCCCAGAGCCTTTGACGTTCTTTGGGCAGTCCATGCAACGTGCCGCTTGGCGTTGATCTTCTGGTACTTCCTTTGCAGGTGCTTGAGTGTCTGCTGACCAACATGTAGGCGGAGCTACGTTCTTAGGGTCATACTCACCTTCGTAGAAAGTACGAGAGATTGAAGCCGCGTTGACGATGACAACGTTCATACCATTTTCGGTGCTGACGTTAACCTGTTCGCCGCCGACGAACTCACGGAACTTGCCACCCTTGATGCTGATTCGGCGTAGTCCACCACCCTCAGCGCCTGACAGTAAGTTCTTATTTACATCTTGTAGTGACTTGAACAGATCACTATTGGCAAGTTGATTGCCTTTAAAAATATCCAGTTCAGACATGACGTTCTCCTTACAAATCGTCGTCTAGATCATCGAGTCCGAAATCATCAGACCCTTCTTGCGGTGCCACATCCAAAACTTCTTCTGGTGCATCACTCATTTCTTCAGCCACTTCTTCGGTAGCTTCATTCGGCTGTGTAGTATCCGCCTCTTGGTTGAGTCCAGTCAATGCTTCAACTGTCATCGGAATACTAAACCGATATGTGTTCCCCACTTTAATGTAGGCATTTGCAGGGATGTTACCCTGACGCACCCAAGCGCGTATGGTTGATACTGAGACAGAAAAGTATTTTGCTATCTCGTCAATTTGAACGAATCCGCTCATTATTTTTTCCTCACTGATATTACGTACTCCGAATCCACTTGCAGACCCATCGGTACTTTATCGGGGTTTTCTTCCAGATATTGTTTTACGTTTGTTTGATTCAGACGCTTATCGAAAAACTCTGGGACTTCATTCTCAAGTACAAACTTGTACATAGATTCCCAATCGCTCGTCCAATAGCGCGTCTTCGCACTGCGGTAAAACATACCCTCAGAAGTCCTGACACTTTCAACTCCCTGCTCTTTACAGTAGTCGAGTAGTGCCGCCTTGATCTTGTCTAACTGTGCGACAAGTTTTTCATCTTGCTCTTTGTACTCCGCCGAAAGTTCTGACCGTTTCTGCTTAATTTTCAGATACGTTTTTGTCAGCTTTTCGACAGGCACTTGTGCATTTTCCTCAGACATGGTGCTCTCCCTTACCTATCGAGTAGTCAACTATAATGACTGTTCTTATTCTAGTCAAGTATTTCTTTGTAAAGATCGATAATTTGTGTGTGTACGTCAATTCTCCTATCGAGAGAACTGTAAACGTGTTTTTCTGCGTCAGAACCTTGGAGCTGTACGACCGTACATTTATGTTTTTGTCCTGATCTGTGTACACGTGCGTTAGCTTGCGCGTATGTCTCCAAAGAACTTGTTGGCCCCCACCACACTACGGTGTTTGCGGCGGTGAGTGTTACCCCGTGTGCGGCAGACTGTGGTTGGATCACCAAGACTTGTGGATCGGGTTGTTCTTGGAACCGTTTGAATATGTCAGTTACAAAGATCAGAACTTTCTGACTGCTCTCGTCGATCACCTCACGCAGTACTTGGTAGCGGTGCTTGATGTCGAACTCCAGTGCCTCGCCGTTGTCGGTATAGATTGCACCAGAAGATATTTGCAGGAGTTTGTTCATGTTGACTGCGGCGTTGGCGGCGGTGATCTGCTCCCCTGCGGCCTCCATAATCATCCGGTCTTTCAACTCCTTGTAATACTTCTTCTGCTGTCTGGTCATCTCGACTTCGCGCTTGACGTACACCATCTCCGGCAAGTCCAAGCACTCATCTTTGGTGAACCGAATGGCGGGTTGCAGTGCCCTGTGGACTGTTTCGGTTGCGCTCTCTTTCGGCACCCACTTGAACTGTGTCAGCTTAACCATGACCTGATCGCGGAATGAACCAAAGAATCTCGGCACTGACTGCGGATTAACGAGTTTAGCCAAGCCATACGCATCAAGCGGTGACTGTGCGGCAGGTGTACCAGTCATCATCCACAACCAAGTGTCGGGAGTGACTAGCGAGTTAAGCACCTTCCATCGATTTGTCTGTGCGTTCTTATAGTGTGTCGCCTCATCCACGATGATTAGATCAAAGCCACCCTGCCGAATGTCGTCGGCCACAATCTCCACCCCGTCGTAATTGATAACCACAAAGTCGGAGCCGTTGTTGATGACTTCTTTACGTTTCTTCGCGGCACCATGTGCTACATCGACAGTCCGGTGCATCGCAAAGGTAAACAAGTCATTACGCCATGCGCTATCCATGATCGACAACGGGCAGATAACTAACGCCCGACGCACGCGCCCTTGCTTCATCAGGAAGTCAGCCGCCCAGATTGCACTCGCTGTTTTGCCGGTGCCCTGCTCGTTGAAACAAAACGCTTTCTTGTTGAGTGTCAGAAAACTCGCTGTCTTTTTCTGGTGTTCAAATGGTTTGTACTTACCAGTCCAGTCATACTTCCCTTCGATGGGTGATGGCACATCAATGTTCAGGTTACGTAGCACCTGCACTTCATCCATACCCCAATTGACTAGCACTTTGTTCCCACTAAGCTCACGACTTTTCGGGATGATGGTTGTTACTTTCTGCGGGTGCCGTAGCTTCAGCATGACCGCCTTGTTGTCGATGATTTCCATTCGTTCTCCAGACATGCGTATAGAGCGCAAAACGGTGTCCGCAATGCGCTACATATTTTGTTAGTGTGTCACTAACTTATTTTTTAGTCGGCTTCTTACCGTTCCGACTACGGTTCTTTGACGGGGACTCTAGCTTGTATCCGTCTTTGTTCGTGCCACCTTTACTCAACATCTTGGTGTGGCTTACATCCTTACCTTTGCGGTTCACGCCCTTTTTGTCAAGGGTTCTTCTCGCACGTTGCCGTTCCATACGATCTTCGTGCTCACCACGTTCTTTCTGTTTCTGGTATTCCTTTTTGTAAGGACGTTTTGATTTAGTGTATGGCATCAGTGCCTCCCGTTATGTACGCACTCCGTCACCGGACAGTGCCTTTTACATAGGCCGCTTGGGTGTGGGTTCCAGACATCAGCCTCAAATGCTTTCTCCATTCTACCGTAGTCCTCGGTCCACTTCTTCCACATCAGCCATTCATTTTCTTTTGTGTAAACATCTTTTATCAGCTTGTTCGACACGACGAACAACAGCCCCGCCTTAACAGTTTCGACTTCGGGGAAGTGCTTAAACACAGACAACGCCATGAGTTCCAACTGCCCCGTATCTGCGTAGCGTGCGTTCCTGCCAGTCTTATAGTCGATGACCCATGCCTTTTTCTCAGCACGATTCAAGATGATTAAGTCAGCGATCCCTCGATACCACACGTTCTCGTCTTTGAACCCGCACGGCTCTAGGTTCTCGGTCAGCCCCATCTCATACTCGCAGAGCTTCTCGCCTTCTTTTTTCATCAGTGCGTCGAGTACGTCTTTGACAAACATAAACTTCTCAGGGATTGGTTTACCGTCTCGGACGTATTCTTCCGCCGCTAAGTGCAACTCGGTACCGTAGCGCATCGCATCAGTTTCTGGTTCGCTGTAATCCTTCGCCACCTTCAGGTGATAAAACTTCTTAGGACACTGCTCAAACGATTTGATCCGACTAAACGACCACGGCTTTACACTCATTAAAAATCTCTCCAACCCGCACTACAGCCGTTCTCATAGTTGTGAACCGAATACACCATGTAATCTCCCTCTTTACCTTCGCCTATACAAGTTTTGGATTGACACAAAAATAGCACAAGCGCACCGGCCACTTCGCCAAAATCAAACCCGTTAGCGGATGCCATACTTTCTGCTTCGTCGTATAAAACGCAGTTCGTACCACCCATATCAGATGCCGTGTACTTGGGTATTTGAACCTCCTCAACATCCGTGCGTGTATATAAGTCTGTACCTACCAAACGTAAATCAGCCCCACCACATTTAGGACATTTCATTTTAGTGTCCATCACTCGCACTCCCCGTAGGATTTACCCACGCCTGACTCACAGTTAATCGGTAGACCTTCAGCCCAATCGGGTGTCCACCGCATACACTGCTCGATATACCCACGTGCTTCTTCGACTTCTGACTCATTAACGGTACATACAATCGAGTCATGCACTGTTAATACAACGTTATAACGTTTTGCGATCTTCAACATCTGCTCGCCGATAATGCAACTTATCAGTTTGTTCAGCTTGTAAGTCATCATAACGCATTAACAGGCCAGACGGTAATCTGATAGCGGACTTGTCAGCAACCACCTCAAGCACACCATGCCGCCCCATTGGTACTGCGACACCATTGGATAAGTTCTTTAACATGTTCTGTGCATCGCGCCACAGGTTGTTAATCTTCCAGTTCGCATCTCGATAAATCTGAATGACGCGGCGGGCTTCGTCGATGTCCATGTCATGTCCAAACGTCTTAAGCTGTGCTTGGAACTTAACAGCACCCATGCCGTATCCGGCACCGAGGATCGTCGTCTTACCAACGAACCGTTCAGCCTTGTCGATCTCATCTTCTGGCTTGCCGTAAATCTTTGATGCCATCTTGATATAAACATCTTCACCCTTGGCAAACGCATCTACCAAGTCATCTTGCTCCGCTAGCCACGCAAGTACTCGTGCTTCAATCTGTGCGGAGTCAGCATCAAGTAGTACCTGACCTTCTGGCGCGACGATACTGCTCTTTAACTTCTTAGCATTTGGGCGCGGCATAGTACCGCACCGGAACAGGTAACTTGCCCCGCTTGGCGATGTCGATAAAACGTTGTGTCCTAGTTTCTTCTAGTGTGGACTTCGTACCAAGCCGCGCCGCGACCAGAGCTTGCACCTGCGGGTCTTCATGTTCGGCCAATGCCTTAAACGCTTCGTCAGATTTTGCAAACGCAAAAGTTTCCTTGCCCGTAGTCGGACTGATCTTTGTCGGCGGGTTGACGCCTAGCTTCTTGAGTACTTCCGCAAACTTCGGGTTACTCATCAGTTCCTCTTTCTCGATCCCTGCTTCTGATAACAACTTATCCTTTCTGTCTTTTACTTCGATGAGGTGTTGCTCAAGCAAGCCAAGGTCAAGCTCTAACTTCGGTTCGATAAACATGCGCAGGGTCAGGTCAATCAGCTTCAGTTCTTGCTTCGGAAAGTTCTTACCCATGATGCTGAACAACTTATAAGTTAACTCAACATCATTTACGCAGTAGTCTCCGTAGCGATCTAAGTCCACGTCAGTGAAGTCTAGTCGCCGTTTGCCCATTGCATTAACCACTTCGGTACCTTTCTCTCCGATTTGGTACCTTTCAGCAAGAGCCTTGAGAGAGCCGCCAACTTCAACTCCGTGTATTGCGCGGCCCATACAAAGAGTGTCAGCCCACACGCGAGGAGTAACGCCGAATAACCAATTAAGTATAGCCCCGTCAAACATAGTGTTATGGGCGAGTACCATCGAATTTTTCCAGTCGAACTCATCAAGGTACTCCTTAAGTTGTTCATGCGTGCCGCTCGCCCATTCCGTTGGGCCGTTGTTGATCTTCACTGCTACACCGATGACCTCAAAGCGCGGGTCTCGAATGTACTCTTCTGTTGTCTGTTTCTTAAAACCTAACTCGTTAGAGTAGTAGGTCTCAAAGTCGATTGTAATTAAATCCATTGTCGTCCTCGTATCTATGTAATGCATTTGCATTGCCAACTATTAAGTTTTGCTTAACAGTTCAGTTATTAAGTTCAACTTAACAACTCCGTGTTCTTTTTCTTCAGCTTCGCCTCA